GGGCACGTGTTTCAGATCGCGTCGGACAATTTGAACCGCTTAAAAGATGAGATTTACCGGGTTAGCTACCTAATGAACCAAGCGGGCGGGCCCCAAGCAACCACGGGGCAGAGCGGAATCAGCAAGCAGAGGGATTTTGGGGTAACGCAGGAAATTCTGCGGAGCTATGGCGACACGGTGAAGGAAGGAATTCGGCAGGTGCTTGAGCAGGTAAACCTGGCGCGGCAAGACGGGTTACGGCTGGACGTATCGGGCATGGACGAATTCGATATCGGCGACTTCGGTACGGAGTTGGACGATGCGAAGAGGCTGCTGGATCTTGGGATCCAGTCAGACACGATGAAAGCACAGCTATTCAAACGGCTTGCCATGAAGTATTTCAGCGACATTCGGCAGGATGTTAAGGACCAGATTGTGGCAGAGATCGATGCGAGCTTTTCGAAGGCGCCGAGTAAGTGAGAGGAGGAACAGTGGACGAATCTGTAAGAGACGGAATGGATGTAGAGGCGATTGTACAGCGGGCCGTTCAGGAGTATATGCGGCAAGACGTATCGAAGAAGGAACCGGCTTACAAAGCGGAGTTAGTGGAAGAGCGCCGGCGCCGCGAACAGCTGGAAAAACGTTTGAACGAAGTGGTTGCAGAAAGCCAGCGCAACCGGAAGGTAGCCGAGGAGGCTGAGCGCAATTCTGCAATTCGAACCGAGCTACAGCGACTTGGGGTGGCCAAAGTGGACTTGGCATACCGAGCTGTTCAGGACGGGATCTTCCGGGCGGAGGACGGACGCTTGCTGGCCAAGACAGACCAGGGTGAAGTTGCGGCAAAAGAATACCTGACGAGTTTTGTACATGACAACCCTGAGTTTCTTCCCGCCCGAATTAGTGGCGGCTCTGGTGTAACCGGAAGCCAGAAACTTCAGTCGGCGGGACAGAGTGCTATTGATATCGACAAGATTAGCCCTGCCATGGACAAAGCGGAGTTAGACCGAGTTCGCCAGGAGATTGTCAAGATCGCCTCGCAAACGCTGAAAAGCGTGTAGGACCAGCAATACACAGGAAATAAGAACAAACAAGAGACCAACAGGAGAAAGATGCCATCAATTACTTCAGCAAATGTAGCAAACGCGATTGTGAAACTTGTGGCGGCCGACGCGCTGCCAGCCCTTGTAGGAAACCTGGTTATGGGCAACCTGGTGAACCGCGATTATGAGCCGAGCTTGGCTCAGGCGGGAGACACCGTAAACGTTCCGATTCCGCCAACTCTGGTGGCGAATAATATCGCTGAAGGCGGCATGGTGCAAACACAAAACCCGAGCTTGGGGAATGCACAGATCGTTCTCAACACGCACGCCGAAGCAACTTTCCAAATACCGGACATAACCAAGGTCCTTGCGGTTCCAGACCTGCTGAAGGTGTATATGCAACCTGCTGTGGTTGCGATCGCCGAGCGGATAGAGAGCGATCTGCTAGCGCTCTATGCCGGCTTCACCGCGAATGCCCCGCTAGGTACACCGGGTACACCGATCACCGAAGCCATGCTTGATGCGGCAGAAACCGCTCTCTTTCAAGCAAAACTTCCTGCGAGTGAACCGAAGTTCCTTGTAGTAGATGCGAGCACGTATTCACAACTGCGACAGATTCCACGGTTCAGCGAATTTCAAACTGCAGGCGAGGCTGGGTTGCGTACGATTGTTGACGGTACGATCGGCAAGATCAAAGACTTCTACGTGTTCCGAAGCCAGTTCGTTTCGAAAACAGGAAGCGCACCGGGTGCCATCCATAATCTGGCATTCGCGAAAAACGGCTTGGGTCTGGTTGTTCGCCGATTGCCACAACCGCTTCCGGGAACCGGGGCGATTGCGGAATACGCAGAACTCGGAAGCTTCGGTATGCGGGTAACGATGAGCTACCAGCCGAATACACTGGCTCAGCAATTCACGGTGGACGTGTTGTACGGAACCGCAGTGCTCCGCAACAACTTCGGCGTTCAAGTTACCTGTTAGTTCGTGGCAGTTGGCACTAACCCGATCGTTTTTGGGCCTGCGTTTACGCGCAGGCCCTTTCTAATTCTGGCTTGAGGGAGACACACAGTGGACTTACGGTTGTACTACAGCAAGATTCGTGAAGTGGAAAGCACGCTGGACACACCTTATGTGGTGGTGGTGAGCATGGCAACGTCAGACGGCGGCAAAGCCGGTGTCCTCACCGAAACGACTCGCCACCAGGCCGCCAAACAGATTGCCGAAGGGAAAGCGCGACCTGCAACAGAAGACGAAAGTCTGGAATTTCACTCGGCCAACGCCAGTAAAAAGCGAGACCAGGAGGAATTCGAGGCGATGAATCGGGTTCAGTTCGTGGTTATGCCGCAAAAGCACTCATCGAAACCGGCAAAGGAGTAGGAATGGCTCTATTCTTAGACGGGCCGGCAGTTACGGTAGATAGGTTAACTGAATATGATTCGAACGTGCTTTCGGTAGCTGCGGCGGAAGGAATCAATCTAACAACAAAGATCCTGATCGCCCAAGAAGCGATGCATCTGGAAATTGTCCGGCTGCTGCGGCGAGGAGAGTTCAATGACAACAACACTCTAGCCTTACAAACGCGTGGGATTGATAATGTGGTGTGGTCGAAGGCCATGCTTGTGTGGCAAGTTTACCGTTCGCTAGCTCTCATCTATCGAGACGCTTACTACAGCCAATTAAACGATCGACACCAGGCACGCGCGAAAGAGTACGAGACACTGGCGAATTCAGCTCGGCGAGAGCTGGTGGAATATGGACTCGGGCTTGTGACAGCGCCGATGAAACAGCCCCCGCAACCGGTGGGTGAATTGGTAGCAGCAACCGAGACAGGGGGCACCTTCTACTTCTCGGTCGGTTACACCAACGATTCCGGTCAGGAATCGAGCCCGTCTTCGGTACTGTCAGTTGAGGTTGCTGATGGAAATGCAGTGGATCTTACTCTTTCTACGTCTCCTGCCACGGGGGCGACGGGCTGGAATGTCTATGCCGGAACGGCCCCGGAAAACCTTTTTCGGCAGAATGATAACCCGTTGCCACTTACATCCGATTGGGCTTATCTACCATCATTGGCGCTAACAACCGGAGCCCGGCCTGGGATAGGACAAGCACCCGATCGGCACTGGCCGCTCCATCGATTTCTACAACGGGGATAACAGATGATCCAAATTAGCAGAGCTGTAACAGAATACATTGCTTCGCACTTGAGTGCGGCAAGCGGTCTGAACGCGACGCTTTCGGTACTTAGGCGCGCGGACCCACACTCGGCGGCAGAAATACGTAGTTTCCTGAGCCGGAATGTTTCAGCAGAATTGTTGGAAAAAGCAAATCAAGCCGCCTATCCAACTGTGCTGGTGTATTGCGAGAAGCTGAACAACACGCTGAAAGAGAAGTTTCGGACGTTCTCCGGCAGCGCCCGCATGACGGTGGAAGTGCGAAACTCGGACGACCGCTTGGAAGTACTAGACCGAACCACTCTGGTGTATACGGACGCGGTTTGCGCGCTGCTATCTAATATGCGCGGGTCGTGGACGGAAAATATGATGTATGCAGGCGGTTACGAGGTGACCTACTCGGCCGTGAAGGCGGGCGGGAAGCATTTTGTGCAATCGACAAAGATCACGTTCGATGTAGACGTTAGTCAATAGAAGGGGAAAACACTTGGCATATATATCGTCAAACGCAAACAGATTTTACGTGGCGGCTGAGCAAAGTTACGGGGCAGTGCCCGCAATTACTCACGCCAGCAGATTTTCAGCAGTTCAACTGAGTGCAAAGCAACAGATGGAAACTGCTCTCCGAAAAGATAAGACCGGCAGTAGAACCTATGCAGGCTTACCGACTGGCGGTCGGCGCAAGACAGATTTCCAACTTAAGACATACCTATCTTCCTGGGAACCCGGTAATCTGGTTCCAGGACAGGGCCCCCTCTTTCAGTCGGCACTTGGAGCTGACCCGCTGGTACATCCAGGGGGAACGGCAGGCACCTCTCCGAACGCGAGCCAGATCACCTTTTCCGGTCCACACGGACTGGTTGCCAATCAGGCGATGAGCTTTGCCGGTGAAATTAGGTTCGTGAGTACTCTTATTGACGCGAATACCGTGGTGTTGAATGCACCATTTACAGCGACGCCCGCGGCTGGCGCGAATTTGTCCCCCACGGTAACGTATTTTCTTACCAATGAATTGCCCAGTGTGAGCCTGTTCGATTACTGGAGCCCTAGCGCAGCAGTACAGCGAATACTTTGCGGTTCCGTGGTGGACCAGCTTTCCGTGAGTGTTAACGGTGACTTCCACGAGTTCACTTTCAAGGGTACGGCCCGGGACATTCTGGATAGCGTCAGTTTCAACACTGGCGACGGCGAACTGGTCACATTTCCAACTGAGCCGGCGCTCACCACGTTTCAGCAAGCAGCTGTTCCCGGAAACTTGGGGCAGGCCTGGATTGGAACTACGGCGACGAAGTTCCTGACGCTCACTGAAGCCGCTCTGTCCCTTGACAACAGCTTGGACTCGACCGTTCGAGAGTTCGGGACGAATCTGCCTACCAGCGTTTCGCCCGGACAACGAAGCGTAAAGCTGGATTTCACCATCTATGAGCAGACCGATTCTGCTACTACGGAACTTTACCAGGCAGCACGTCAGCAGTCTCCAATAGAAGTGATGCTGCAACTGGGTATGTCGCAGAAGCAACTCTTCGGTGTATACCTGAAGAGCGTTACACCTGCCCTGCCCGCCTTTCAAGACTCTCACCGCCGGCTGCAGTGGCAGTTTAGAGAGAGCCGAGCACAAGGCAGCGTGGACGATGAGATGGTGGTGGCATTTGCCTGAAAGAGAATATCAGAGCACCGTTACGGTCCCGTCGAGAGTCATTGAGGGCGTAAGTTTTGAAATCGCGCGGATGGCGTTTAACCGGCGCATGCAGTTAATGAGGCAAGTGCGCGAACTGGCTCGGAACCTGGACTTTTTGCGCGCAGGCGAGAGTGACGCGGAACGGATGGATGCACATATCCTGAATGCTGAAATTGAGCGTGCTTACATTACGTGGGGAGTGGTAGCAGTAAATGGCCTAGCTATCGATGGAGTGCCGGCGACGCCTGACAGCTTGCTGGACAAAGGCCCAGAAAAGCTAGTTCATGAGGCGATCGGTGCTGTACGGGCGGAATGCAGCCTGACGGATTTAGAAAGAAAAAACTAACAGTCGCATTCCACTTTCATATCGCCGAGCCACGCGGTTGGGATTGCGACGAATGCCGTAAACAGCACCTAGAAGTGAAGCGTAGATGCGGCTGGGTTCCTGAAGCGCAGTTAACCGAGCCGAGACCGGTGTGGATAAGGAGGTCCGTTGAGACTAGCAGCTGCCCCAAATCCGTGGTGAGCGCTCAAAGTTTGGAGTGGCTTGAGGAGTTTGCCGCGTGGCGTGGCGGATACATTTCAAAAGCGAGTCTAACCGCACGTCAGATTCAAGCTTTCCAGTTATTGGAGGACGCAGTCTTGGGTGAGGCCCAACATGCAAAACAAAGTTCTAGAAGAAATATTTCGCACGAATTCGAAGAGCCCTTCCGAGAATGACGGCGTACTGCGTCAATTGGGAAGTGCACTCGAATCCATAAACCACGATAGCTCGGGTCGAGATAAGACTTTTTCCACACCGGCCGAAGCTTTTGCATCTTTATTGATTCCGGGATCGTTGAATGCCGCGATTAACCAGTCTGGACAGCAGAACCTGCAGGGAGGTGTACCAGGTGCGTCAAATCAGATTTCAGAACTCTTCGGCGACTTATCGAAACACTTAGACACGTTGCGGACTGCAAGTGAGACACAAACCGCGGGCGTTGGCGCGAATACTCAGGCGATTACAACCAATACAGCTACAAAGGCGGCTAGTCAGGCTCTAGCTTCGGTGGGCGACATGGCAAGCGGTTTGTTTGGCGGCTTGACTGCGCTACCCATTATTTCGGGGATTATGAAGCTCTTTGGCAGCGGCACCGCAACCACACAGCAACCATTGGTGAAGTATGTAGCGCCAACACCCCTTCACTTTGAGAACGTCACACGTGATGAAGCCGGCACGCAAACAATGGAGCGCGCTGGATACGACCGATATGGCGATTCCCGCCCCACGTCCTCCTCAATGCCTGCAATTCCATCGTACTCTTCACTTCTCGCAGGTGCCCAATACGGCAACAACAATGGTGACTCAGGAACTAATATGGGTGGCATTTCGGCCGACCCTACGGGCCAGGATTTACGACAGTCTCAGGACTTACCAAGCTTGAGTCGCCCAGCAACTCAGGTTACGGTCAACGTGCAAGCGATGGATAGTAAATCTTTCCTTGACAGAAGCCATGATATTGCCCACGCAGTGCGGGAGGCAATGTTGAATATGCATGCAATTAATGACGTGGTGAACGACCTCTAACGTATGCTTACCTTCCCCGTAGCCCTTTCTGCGGCTCTCTTTCAATACCCGACTAGCAGGCAAGTTCGATACACCACACAAGTATTGCGCTTCGTAGGCGGGCAAGAGCAGCGATACGAACTTGCAGACGCTCCAGTGCACCGATGGGACCTGAAACCGGGTGTGCTATGCGACGCGACGATGGCTGAACTTGCAGACTTCTTCGAGCTCGTTGGGGGATCCGCTATTTCGTTTGGCTTCACTGACCCATGGGACAAGACGACTTACCCGGCTTGTTACTTCGAGAACGATAGTCTAGAACACCGTTTGATAGGACAAGGCCGACACACAGTATCTTTCACAATCTTAGAAGGACGTGACCAAACCTGATGCTATTATTTCCGCAATTACTATCTGGTGCTGTGGCTCAATTTCCTCTGAGCCGAAGCTATTCAGTTTCAAATGTTACAAACTTGCAGGAAGACGGGACACGTTACCTAGAGACCGGGCTTGAACCTCCCAACCTCATTTGGCGGCTCGCATATCAACATCTTACAAAAGTGGAGGCAGACGAACTCAGCACGTTTTTCGAATCAACGCACGGAAGATTGTTCACGTTTACTTTTCTAGATCCTGTGGGAAACTTACTGCTTTGGAGCGAGGATCTCGCTAAGCCTTTTTGGGACCGCTCTCCTCTGCTCGGTATTTCAGCACTGTCGGCGGGAACGGATGTATCGTTCGAACTGAGTGGGACAGGCCCTGGAACGGCGCTCCTTTCTCAAGTGCTGGCCTGCCCGGCTAAAGCTCTGCTCTGCTTCAGCCTATATGCGCGGGCAGATCAGCCCAGCCAAATCAGCCTTGCACTTTCGGATGTCAGTAATCGGGTTGAAAAGTGGTTTGGTGTCGACGCTACCTGGCGGCAGTATTTTGTAACGCAAGCAGGGAATGGAACAGGGTTCGCGAAGACAGCGGAAATCTCTCTGAACGCACTTGCCCCCATCCAGGTAACTCGCATCAGTGTCAATGCACAACCCGCTCCGGCGTTCTACCTGAGAACCACACAGACCTGTGGAAT